TGAATGTGTAGGATTGACTTACGAAAAGAAAGATACTGGCGTTATAGTTTTGCGTGAAAATTCAAATGCTCACAAAGACCATTATAGTGCTTGCTCTTATTCTTCGTGGCTTTCTACGTTATTGGAAAAAGATTTATTTTCAGATTTACAAGAATATGAAGTTGGCGTTTTTGTCGATTAGAAAGGAGGTAGAAAATGTCAAATAAAAAGAAGAAACACTCTCAAAATAATAAATCACAGGCAGTTGAAACAAATAGCACAACGGCATCTTCTACCGCCCCCGTTGCTGAATTTAATTCATATTCAACAAGCCAATCATTGTCTTACTATTATTTTGGTTTGGATATATTAGAGTTATATGATACCAAACAACTTATGGCGATGATACGTGACCCAATGGGGCATAATAAAGAACTCCGTGAAATTGCGCGTATGTTATACAACACAAATGGCACTTATACTCATACCGTAGATTACCTTACTGCAATGTTGACATTGGACAAGGTTATTTCTACAAGCGGAAAAAGTAAACCTAAGAAAAAGAAAAATCAGGAAGCAATGAACTCAACGTTGAAAATGATTAAAGACAAGGAATTTATTAGAGATGCTTTATGGCGTGGTATGGTAGACGGAATTGCCTTTTATTATTTTGAAACGGCGCAAAGACCGATAAGCAATCAAAAATACTACAATGATTTTGATATTTCTTCTATTGTCGAAATTAACGATGCAGAAATTAAAGCGTCAATTATTCCATTGCCAACTGATTACACTCGGATTATACATAGACGGAATAATTATTATCAAATAGCTTTTAATTTGGATTATTTTCTACTTAATTCCAATGAACCCGTTGAGCGCAAATTAAGAAAGTTTCCCAAAGAAATCCGAGACGCTTATCACGAAAGAGACAAACAAGGATTTAAGGAAAATGGTAATTGGGTTGCGTTAAACGTAAAGAATACACTTGTTCATAAAATACGCAGCGAAATGAGTGAGCCGTATGGTAGACCACTTGTATTAGCTGCAATCAATGATATTTTATACAACGATTATTTCATTGCCACAAAACGTGGTGTACTTGATGAAATTAATAATAAAGTATTCTATCAAACATTTCCGGAGGGCAAGGAAAAAGGCACAAGCGCATTGACCACCAAACAGCAAGAGAATCAGCATAGAACTGTTAAAAATGCTATTTTGACTAAACAGAATAAGAGTGGTTCAACGGTTGTTTCTGTTGCTGCCGGCACAAAAATCAATATGCTCGACACAAGTAATACTAATATTTTTGATAGTAAAAATGAAGAAAACTTAAATGACAGAATGTCTCTCGGACTTGGTGTCGCGGGAGCTTTATTAAATGGTGTTGGAAGCGGTAGTTATGCCGCGCAAGAGCAGAACCTTGAATTGATTACAAGACAAGTTTGCCAATGGGTTGAACAAATAGCTAATGAATTAAATAAATGTATTGCTGAAAATATTATTAAAGATAGAAATAATAAAGCAGAAGTGAACTATTTGCCTATTACTTGTGTAAATCAAAAGCAAAAAGTTGCTGATTTTAAGGATTTATATTTGCAAGGCAATGGTTCAATAACCGCTTGGGCGGCGGCTTGCGGATTATCAGAAGAAGTATTTACGGCATTGTTAGACCACGAAAAAGAAGAAAAGTTTGCGGAAAAATATCCTCCGCACCAAACAAGTTTTACGTTATCAAAAACAGATAATAAGGGTGGTAGACCAGAAACTGATAATCCTACTGAAAATACAATTAAATCACAAGGAAACAACGGCAATAATATGCCGTCACCTTCCGATAAAAAGTAACGCACCCGTTGGGTGCTTTTTTTGTTGATAAAAGGCAGCTTTTATTGCCTTTTTCATATATACAAAATTCCAAAGAAAGGCGGTGAAAATGAATGAAAACATTTGAGATTTTTAGCGAGTCTAAAAAGAAAGGTCAAAATGGTCGGCGCAAATTCAAACTCGTGTTGTATAAGATTCAACCCGATAACTGCATTGACGAAGAAAACGAAGTGGGTACTGAGTATAACCTAAATGGTATCACTTGGATAAGAGAATATTGTGAACAAGCATTAGGCAGTATTGAGGGTATGTTTCTGCGTTGTGAGTTTTTAGACGAGGATAGAACTGAAATTTGCGGACACGGAATGACTGAAATTAAAGATGGAGTACCTATCTTTGAAAACGCGACCACAATCGGTAGATTTACCAAAGGTTATATCCAAGAAATTGAAAATGAAGATGGTGAAACGATTTTGGCTTGTATCGGCGAAGGAGAGATAGATTCGAGTTGTTATAAGAATTTTTGTGACAAACTTGATGAAGATATTGCGCAAGGTATTTATCCACAAGGCAGCGTGGAAATTATGCGTGCGGAAGATGAGGATGGAATTGTTTATAAGTATGGTTACAAAGACTTAGGAAGAATCCCTATGAAGTTCATTCACAGCGGATATGCGCTGATTGGTATAAAGCCAAGTGATTCCGCAGCTAAATTATTGGAATTAAATTCACAAAACAAGGAGGAAACGACTATGACCGAAGCCCAAATCAAGGCACTCGTTGAGCAGACCGTTTCTACATATACAAATGCAGAGGTCGAAATTAACCAATGCAAAGAAGATTGCGAGAAACAAATTGCTGAAATTAACGAAAAAATGGATGCTGTAGTTGCAGAAAAGAATGAAGCTGTCGCTACATCTGAGGCTATTCAAAAAGCTCTTGATGAATGTAAAGCTGAATTTGCTGCTCTCGATGAAAAGTATAGCACTCTTTACGCAGAAGCTAATGCTTTGCGTGAGGAACTTGGCAAAGCTAAGGCTCGTGAGCGTATTGGTGAATTAAATGCTGCGATTGCTAATTTTTCTGATACAGAAAAGGATTACGCAAAGGCTGAAATTGAAGCCTTTAACGCTGACCCCGTAAATGTTGAAATCAACTCTGTTGTAAGCAAGATTTATGAGGGTATCGGCAAAACAGCGAAAGCTGATGAAGATAAGAAAGTCGCAGAACAAAATGCGGCTAAAGTACAAGTTGAGGACATTTTTGCGGCAGTAGAAGTAATTACTCCTGCTGTTGAGGAAGATGTCGATATTTTCGCCTAATTTAATTAATAGAAAGGAAGATGACAAATGATTAAATTTGCAACTATTGGTGCGGGCGTTGCCGCTAAGAACGACCCTACTATCACTTCTAATAGTGCAGTAGCAAATTATACTTTCCTTACTTACGAAGGAACTCTTTATCTAATTATGAACATTATCAACGGCGATGATTCTTATGTTGATGATATTACTATTCCCGCCGGCGAACATCTAAGAGGTATTGACGTAAAGAGCATTGAGGGCTTGAAACTGATTGTTGATGGCAAACATATTACTTATGCTTCCGGCAAAACCATTGCCGATGTTGTTAAAGATACCATTCTTACCGTTGGTAATGATGGCAAGTTGGCTGTTGCACAGGCTGCTCCTGAAAGTGGCGTGTACTTCAAAGTTACAAAGATTGGCGTTAAGTTGACCGAGGCTGCTGTTGAAGTCAAGGTTTGCGTAGCCTAATTAAAATTCTAAAGAAAGGAAGATGTGACTTATGTTTAATACAATTATTGAACTTAATAATGTGCGCAAAGACGCTAATTATATTACAAATGCTGACGCGCAAAGACTTCATTCACATTCTGCTATCGTAGAGGTTTTCTCTGCTATGGCTAATGGTGAAGAAATTAGCAAGTTTGGTGTGGTTGCTGATAAGGCTGTTAAGCACATCAAGAGTCTTGGCGAGCGTGCCGAGTCCGGCGACACTTCTGCTATCGCAGAGTTGAACACAATTAGACGTTATGTTATTGAAGCCCCCGTTCTTCAAGAAATGAAGTTATTCAACGTATTTGGTGCTTTTGAACAGGTTGGTTTCGATGAATCTATCGAGCGTGAAGTTTATAACTTTGTTGGTGAGGGTGCACGTATTCAGGCTAACAACGGCGACGTTCCGTTTATCGCTCCTACTAAGACAAAGTACCCTGTTGGCACAAAGACCGTTTCTGGTGGTTTCCAAGTGGATTATCGTAGAGTTAAACTCGGTGATATGAGCAAGGAAAATGAGGGTATGACTATTGTTAGAACTATGATTTATAACAAGGCTATTAACTACATTCTTGTAACTGTTTATAACGCTATCAAGAATGCTACTGGCGTTAAGTACACGCTTGAGGCTGGCGGTCTTACAAAGGTCGGTGTTGATGATGTAATTGCAAAAGTTCGTCCTAATGGTAAACCCACCGTATTTGGTGCTTATGGCGTTGTTTCACAGTTTACTCCGTGGGCTGGCTATGTTGGTTCAATTGCTACTAACACCATTCTTGGTATGTCTCAGAAAGTAATGGACGAGATTGCTTCTCGCGGTTTGCTTGCTACATATAATGGCACAAACCTTGTTGAGATTCCTAATCCTTATAATGTATACGAGATGACCGCTGATGGCACTAACTTTGCGAAGTTAATGCCCGAAGGATTTGCCATTGTTGCTCCTGCTGGTGGTGATTCGCCCATTATGACTTGGGTTCGCGGCGGTCTTACTTCTATGACAGGTAACGACGTTAAGAGTGGTAAAATCATTTCCAGATATGACCTTGAATGCGCTGTAGATGTAGCAAAGGGTAAAGAGTGGCAAATTGGTATCATCAATGATACGGCTCTCGGTGGACTTTAATATACATCACT